GATCCTTCTTACTTAAAGTATCACTTTAATATTGACTTTGTCAAAAAAAAGCTGTAACTTTGCCTAGTACTACAGATGCTGTGATTGGAGGAAGAGTTGTTGTACTCTCCTCAACTACGGAAATCTGAAACTCTTTACAGATTTTACGGATTTCTGATAATCTAATAAGACAAAGTAGCTGTATACGGGCATATTGTGTATATGCTTATCTAGAGTTAAAGTAAAGCTTTAAGTCCATATCTTAACTTACTGGTATTCAAATAGTTGTTATCTTTGTGCTATGGCGAGTAAGACCTCTGAATATTACAAGAATAATCCTGAAGCTGCAGAGAAGCGTAGACGCTGGCAACGTAAGGAGAATAAGAAGAAGAGAAAGAAGCTGTATAGGGCTTTTCTCTTGCGTAAGAACCGTGAGGCGGGTACCGATGGTAATGGTGATGGGTTAGACTACGACCATACCGAACGTAGATTTATGAAAGCAAAAAGAAACAGATCTAAAAAATGAAAGCTAAGAAGTACGAAAAGGGAGGACCAGTAAACCCACCGCAGAAGAAACCTGTATATGGACCACCGAAACCTCCTGGGTATAAGTATCCTACTAAAGAGGAGATGGAAGAGAGACGTGGAGAGCGTGCGTACCTAAAGAAACGTAAGGAAGCGGATCGTGCATACCGTCAGGCAATTAAAGAGGGAGCTACTGAAGAGCAGGCTACTAAGATTGCTGAGAAGTACCTGGACAGCTTTAAGAAGGGTGGTATGATGAAGTACTTAAAAGGCGGACAGTTGAAGCTTGACGCTAACAAGGACGGTAAGATCACAGGTGCTGACTTCATGATGCTTCGTAAGAAAAAGTAATGAAGGCTAAGAAAAATAAAATAATGGTCAAGGCTCCCTCTGGATATCACTGGATGTCTGAAGGGGGTCGCCATTACCTTATGCCACACAAGGGGAAGTTCGTTCCTCATGAAGGTGCATCCCTAGAAGCACCATTCAAGGTTAAGTCGGCACATTAATCTGTTCCTCCCCCTCTAACTTGCGGTAATACCTCTGCACCAACAGCCTCGCCTTTTGTGTGATGGCATACCTAACTCTATAAGTCATCTTGCTCTCTCTAAATACAGCTTCTTCATATGTAGACGGTGCAAGCTTATCGTAATACTTATATATGTATCCAAGGTTTAGTAGTGGATATATAATTCTCTCACCGATCTTTTTCTTGCTGTAGAAATAATCCTCAGATGCTTTGTCTAACGTAAAGAATTTGTAGTCGTAAAAGAAAAGTAGGAAGTTCATCTGTGACTCATTGATCTCATAATGCGTAGACATATCACGCATCACTAATCTACTGTATTTTAGGTAGGTACGTCCTATCTTGTCCGAGTCTTCCATCATGAAGTCTCTGAACATACCTTTTCTGGATCGCTTCGCCATTTTTATTAAATTTGCATAGAATACAAAGATACTCAAATGGCAACTCTTTCAGGAAATAAAGTCAAGGACACCTACGAATCCCTATTAAAGCTGACAACAAATGGGGCAACAACAACACTCAAGTCTGTAGAGGACGGTGCAGGGGTTGCCACAGCGATTAAACTATCCACAGATACTGTTGAAGTGGATGCATTATCGTTTTCTGCAGCTCCATCAACGTCTACAACAGAGCTTACAGGTCTATTCTTAGACTCAAACAACAATGTGGTAAGTCGTGAGCTAACAAGCAACGCATTTTCTTCTCAGTACGGTGTATTTGAAGAGACCTTCATCGGAACCAACCCATCAGCACATAGTCTAGCGAATGCCAATGACTCAGACATCGTAGCTTTTAACACGCCTACAAATACTGTAGACTCTACGAGCTTCCATTTTGGTAATGCGCCAGCTAAATTAGAGCTAGACTCAGTAAATGGTGAGTACATTCAGAACATCTCTGGTGCCTCAGTTCCTGTATTCGTAGATATGTCTGCTACAACGGAGGTGTCTACTAACAATTCAAGCATTACCTATACACTACAGAAATGGAACGGTACAACTTGGATCGATGTTAAGGCCGCTACCCGAACCAAATCAACCACAGGGTCATATATAGACTCGTTCTGGGGTGTGTTTATGGTTGGCGATGACGAAAGACTTAGAATTCAGGTGTCATCTACTACCGGAGGTATCGCACTATCTGCACAATCTCAATTTAAATTCGTTGTCAAAGAAACTGGCGACATACTATAATATGACTGAAAAACAAAAAGACTGTATTCTAGAAATTCAAGATCTATTGCTAGCTATTAACGAGGTAGTAAAGAAACACGGGCTTGAGAGCGAGTTTTTATCGTGCCTAGCTGTTGGATTTGTGGATATAGACAATTCCTACGTTGATGAAGACGGAGACGAGCGTGCTAACATGAGTCTGTTATCGTCATTCTCTGTAGCTGATGAGGACGAGCTAGACGATATGCTATCATACTGTGTAGAGGCGTACCGCATGCAAGTGGAAGAGGAAGAAAAACCGAATCCATCAAGCATAGACTATTGGATTAACTTATCACGAAGAGACGGGGACATAAACTAAACCCTATTCTCTTTACAATTGAATTAAAATGATTAGAAAGATTATCATCGGGCGTGACCCGAAAGATGCTATGGCATACTACGTAGGTATGCGAGCAGGTTCAGGAAAAGTAGTCGCAATTGCTGAAGACGAGGCGCATTTACACAAGTTCTCTAAAAAACGGTATCTCATTTACATTGAGAATGAAGAAGGTACTATGCTATGGAAGTCTATAGATGATATGCCTTGTATTCTAGAGTACGATCTAAACTTTGACTGATATGAAGCCGTTGCATCAGTTCCTAGTAAAACTACCCAAGAAGTTTAAAGACGAGATAAAGTTGTCCGATGAGACAACTTTAAAGCTTGTAACCAAGTTTAACGAGTTTGAACATAGGTTCAATTATGGGGAGATTTTAGGCTGTCCTAAAAATTGCCCGTTAGAGAATTGTGAAGGTGGTACGCTGTACTTCCATCACCACGTAGTAATGGAAAAAGTATATGACCTTGGAGAAGACACATACCTGGTTAATTATGACTCCCTGGGAGGATATGGCAACCACGCTATCGCATACGAAGATAAAGATGGTGATATTACTATGCTTGGCGATTGGTGTTTTGTCTTACCACCCGATAAACCGAAAGAGGAAACAAGTGCTTCTGGCATTGTTCTTAGCCTCGCCAAAGAACCTGAACTGGAAGGACAACTTCTGTGCTTACCCCCAGATTCAGAATGGATTGGAGCGAAGCCTGGTGATATGGTGGGTTACACGAAAAATTCAGAATACGAGATGGAACTTATGGACGGCACAAAGGTCTACCGTATGAGAACAACAGAATTAGTCTATGTCAAGGAAGAAAAGTAAATTCACTACTGTTGAGGCCTCTACTAGACTACTAGCTTCTATGGAGATAGCCATCAATAATATGATTGATGAAATCAGAAAACCTGTAGATGCAGAACTGTCTGGATCACAGCGTAAGGCTGAACTACAAAGTATTAAACAAACAGCAACAGATGCCAAAGAATTACTCATCGAGTACCAGCGACTTGAACAAATGGTCAGAGAACTCAAAGAGACAGGTGGAATTGAGGAAGAAAAAGACTACTCTGGAGGATTCGCAGAGCGATTCTCAAAGTAAATGGAGATTTCTTTATTGGGAATAAAATAAAATGGAATGGCAGGACTTAAAAAAGTTAAAGGGTATGATGAGTACGTTGTCAACATATGTCCCAACGATACGGATGGAGAGGTCATTGAAATCGGTGGGCTTAACATTCAGCTTCCCAAAGCTCCTAAAGACGAATACATACTCAATAATGAAAGGCCTGTACATCTGCAAATGTGGAGAAGACTTCCTGTGCCAGAAGAGCTGCGTAGGATTCGCAGTATGGATGAGTGGTATGAAATGCCTTCCGAATTCAAAAAACGCTTTTCTCCGTATATCGAGCAGGAGTTTAAGCGTAGGCGTGAAGGTGTTTGGTTCTGGAATAATGGTGAGCGTGTCTACATTACAGGGCGACACTATATGATGCTCCAGTGGAGCAAGATGGACATTGGCTATGCCGACTACTTAGAATTCCAGCGCAGACTGTTTATTCACTTCGCAGCGTGTGAGTCTGACCCAAGATCTATAGGTCAGATGTACACAAAGTGTAGACGTTCTGGATATACGAATATGTCTGCTGCTATACTAGTAGATGAGGGAACACAAGTAAAAGACAAGCTGTTGGGTATACAGTCTAAGACGGGTAAGGATGCACAGGAAAACATATTTATGAAGAAGGTAGTGCCTATGTTTCAGTCCTACCCATTCTTCTTCAAACCTATTCAGGATGGTACTACCAACCCACGCATGGAGCTTGCATTCCGTGAGCCTAGTAAGCGTATCACAAAAAACAACAAAACATCTAGTAAAGGTGAGGCACTTAATACAATCATTAACTGGAAGAACACCACTAACAACGCATACGATGGTGAGAAGCTCCACATCCTATACTTGGATGAGGCAGGTAAATGGGAAAAGCCTACTGATATACGAGAAGCGTGGCGTATTGAACGTACTTGTCTCATTGTAGGTAGAAAGATAATCGGAAAAGCTCTAGTGGGGTCTACAGTAAACCCCATGGACAAGGGCGGTAATCAGTATAAAGAAATATGGAGGGACTCAGATCCAGAAGATAGAAACGCCAATGGAAGGACGAAGACAGGACTATATAGACTTTTTATTCCTGCATACGAAGCACTTGAAGGGTTCTTTGATGAGTATGGAAACCCTATTGTGGAAGACCCTGAAAAGCCTGTTAAAACGATTGACGGGGACTTCGTAGACATCGGTGCAAAGACGTACCTCAAGAATGAAAGAGAAGCACTGAAGCACGATGCAAGGGAGCTAAACGAATTCATCCGACAGTTTCCATTCAGCGTAGAAGAAGCAATGCGAGACAGTATTGAAGGTTCTACGTTCAACATCGGAAAGATATACGAGCAGATAGAGCATAACCAGGAGCTGTATCCAAATCCAGTGGTACGTGGAAACTTCGCATGGAAGGAAGGAGTTAGCGATAAGGAAGTTGTTTTTAACCCGGATCAAAACGGTAGGTGGCGAGTAGCCTGGATGCCTAAGCCTGAGGACCGTAATAAGTACGTAATTAAGTACAATAAAAAACATCCTGCAAACGATCATATTGGTGTTGGTGGGGTGGATAGTTATGACCTAGACTCTACTACAGATAACCGTGGGTCTAAGGGAGCCTGTCACTTATATAATAAGTTTAGCATGGCAGCACCAGCAAATATGTTTGTCGCTGAATATGCCTCACGCCCTCCATTAGCACGTATCTTCTATGAGGATGTATTAATGGCTGCAGTTTTTTACGGATATCCACTTTTAATAGAGAACAACAAGTATGGCATCGTAAGATATTTTGAGTCAAGGGGTTACGAAGAATATGTGATGAAGCGTCCAGATCACTTAAAGACACCTGGGTCTGTAAACGTAAAGACTCGTGGTATCCCTTCTAACTCTCAAGATGTCATTCAGGCACACGCTCATGCCATTGAAGCGTTTATAGAAGAACACGTAGGGATCAACTCTGAGACAGGTGAGATGGGTAAGATGTACCTTAACAGAACACTAGAAGATTGGATTGGATATAAGATAGATAATCGTACCAAGTTTGACCTTACCATTAGCTCTGGACTAGCGCTACTTGCAGCTCAAAAAGTAAAGACCGAAAAGGCCCAGTCTAACTTTGACGACAAGCGTTTTTTTCGCAGATATACCAAGGAGATAAGACGCTGATTCGCAGTGCTTTAATTTCGTATATTTGCAAGGAAGTATTCTGCGAAACGCTATATGTACGATAATAACAACGACAAAGGGAAGTACGGTAATTTCCCTGATCCATTTGCACACTATTCAAAAAAGACATCTAAGTCTTACGGATTAAAATATGCCCAGGCTATTGAAAAGCAATGGGGTCATTCTGACGATGAGCGAAGTTTATTCAGACGTAGACTTAAAGATTTTGAAACTAACCGTGACTATGCAAACGGTACGCAAGATACTTCTATCTATAAACAGATTCTTAACTCACTTGATCCAAACAACGGTGACGGTACGCTGTTGAACCTTGACTGGTCTCCAGTACCTATCGTTCCCAAATTTGTAAAGATTGTTGTAAATAACATTCTATCTAGAAAGCCTTATCCAAATGTAAGAGCTATTGACCCGCTATCTCAGTCTGAAAAAGACCGTAAGCGTGCCGAAAAAATGTTTGAGGTCAAGAATAAGCAGTTGATCGAGTCTCTTAACATGCAGGGTGTTGACACAGGAACAGATACACGGAATATACCTGAGACACCAGAAGAGGCTGAGATCTTCATGGATACCAATATTAAGACAGCTGCTGAGGTAGCCGCTCAGGTTGGTACAAACATGACGCTAGAGTGGAATGACTTTGATCAACGTGTTTATCGTAGAGCAGTTACCGATTTGGTAACCTGTGGTATGGGT